AATCCACCTTCTCTGCAACCAACGTCAATGCCAATTCCGTTTTCTTTTATGTACGGTTTTGCTAATTGAAATGTATGATTCCACCCTTTAATCTTTTTAGGTATTTCCCAATTATGTCCTAAGAATTGAGTTTTTGTCATCTGCCTCTCCTCTTATATTTTACCCATACTTCATCCATTCTTTCACGACACATACGATTATAACCTAATTCTCGTAAGAGATTCCTACATTCGACTACCTCGGCTTTTCTTTTATCACGTTTTAGTTCAATATTAATAGTAGGACTACTATCTCTAATTGTTTTTATTGCACCACGTAGAACCTTATATTCAAATCCATCTACATCTATTTTAATAAAGTCTATATCTTTTAAATTAAAACTATCTAGTGTTTTACAAACAACAGTTCCGCCATTATCTGATTTTAACATAGTTGCTTGTTTGTTAGTTGATGCTTTGTGTTCTTTGTTAGATAACCCGTATTGAAAAAGTTCTACATTGTTTTCTGTTATGTTTTTGTTAAAGCATTCTATAAAAAGTGGATTAGGTTCAAAGCAATATACTTTTTTAAATCTAGTTGCTAGTTCGCGTGTCCACATACCAACATGACTACCTATATCAATACAGTTGTTCCAATTTGTAACATAGTTTAATGCCAAGGTTCTATGTTCTTGTTGTGTTCTTTCGTTTTCTAAAAAGGTAGGTTTGGTATGATTAGGATACATCACCCAAAAATTATTATTTGTTATTTGCATATTCAGTCAACCATTTCTCCAAAGCCGGGCCGTCAAGCGGTTCTGGCGTAAGCCATTCTTGAACTCCTGGGGTTGATGCCCATTTGCCACTTGGCATTTGCCATGCATTATGTTTAGGTTCTTCTATATGCCTGCCAACCATATATCTTCTTGTGCCAGGGCCATATGGTTTTATTTCAGATTGTACTACAATCAATCCTAATTGTTCGATCCATTCAAGCATTCTTGTTTTGTGATTCTTTTTTTGCATAACTGTTAACAGTAGTTATCTGAATTTTTGAAGTATATTTTTGTAAGTTTTTAGCTCTAGATCTAGTTGTAGTAAAGGTCTACGTATATATTTTTTCTTGTTTTCAATTACTTTGATGTCTTTTGATTCGGTAATAAGGAATGTATTAGGGAGATATTTTAAAGTTTTCCCTGCAAGATTTATATCAGGCCCAGCGTTTTGATCACTACGCTCTTTGAAAAACCACAAGCATATCAATGGTTTGCTTAGGTCTATGTCGTTTAAATCTTCTAAGAAATTGTAGTCTGTTTTATACTGTGCATAAAAGTCAGTCCATACTTTGTGACAAAAATTATTTTGATTTTCATACAGTTTGTCGTACTCCTGTACATTAAAAATTGATGATGTATAAATGTATTCTACAGGAGTGTTAAAACAACATTTAGATTTTATTTTTTCCCAATTCATTATCCTAAATTTCTTTTAAGCATTTGTTTTATTTTTTTCCTAGATGTAATACCTATACTTCTTAAATCTATTTGCACACAAGGTCTACGTAATACAAACTTATTTTCTAAAATATTAAGTCTTTTATTAGTAATCAGTATGTTGTTTGCTTCGTATTTTATTTTATTACCTTCGATAATAATGTCTGCAAAATCTTTGTAAGGATCTAAATTATTAACTTTACAATACTTTCTATATTCTGCTGTGTCAGGACGTTCTCTAAAAAACCATAAACAAATTGTTTCATTAGAACCATCTATGTCTTCTAAATTTTCTAAAAATTGAAACGTTATTTTGTAATCTTTTTTAAAATCAGTCCAGAGTTTATCCCATTCCCATTTGCCTTGCCATTCATAAAGTCTATTATAAGTTTCACGTTCTATTACGTTAGGTATTAAAATTATACCTGTATGTATTAAATTATTATTTTCGAGTTTTTGAAATAAATTAGGCACTGAACAGATTGATTAGTTCTTTCTTCCAATCGTCTCCGTAGTCGCAATCTCTATAACCATCAAACCACGGACCACCTGATGTGTAGTGTAATATTTTAGGTGTGCCGTCTTGTGGTTCTTGATACCAACCAACTAACCAGTTATATTCTAAAGGTAGTTCACCTATTTCGTTATCTTCTAACCAACTAAATCTATGTAAAAATTTTGCTTCTTCTGTGTTTAAAAGATCCGGTGTTAGTATTTTATTTTTTGGATGTTCGCAATTCCAAAGTACCATACTGCTCCAATTTTTTCTTGGATAAACTGTTTGTGTTTGACCGTCCATTTTAGTTGTTTCTTTAGGTGTATAATCATGTTGTACACAAACAACTGCTTTAGAATTATCACAATATTTTATAAGTTCATGCGATGGAATTTTCCAAAGAAAATCACAATCACAAAATACTGCCCAACCTTTAAAGTCATTTAGGTAGGGAACAAAGAATCTTGTGAAAGTGAATTCTGTTGTTCCAAGTTTATCTATAGGACGAGTGTACACTCCTTGATCTCTCATCTGTTTTTGTTTTAATGGTATAACTTCTGCAGATGGATCTCTTCTTTTAATGCTGTGTTCACACACTTGATATGCTATGTCTTCTCTGCTGTCGTGTCCTACATATACTTTCATTATAAAATTTCCTTAGCCAACTCTGGCATATATTCATTAATACTTATTTTCCTAAAATTGTCACGCAAAATTATCATCTTTTTAAATTCTTTAAACTTGTCTGGGTTAAGTTTTTTGTTCTGAGCCTCTTTTAAAATATTTAATATTCCATCAAAGTTTGTACAATGTACTCTTTGTTCTTGTGGCACACGATCTAGTTTTTCGTATGCTAGTTTTAGCAAATGTTGTGGTAAATTTTCTAGATCTAGATAGTTTGGCTCTTGTAATCTCATAAGTCTAATGTGCATATTGTGGTCATGTGCAAATTTTATAATTTGATCTATGTACAAGATGTTTAGGTTTTGTACTACACACGAAATATAAAAGTATGCATCTTTTAATTTTTGAAATGACTTAACGTTTTTAGAAATTTGATTCCAATCACTAGGATATCTTAGATAATTGTTGCACAAAGATGTAGATTCTATTGAGAATATAATTTTTAATTTTTTAATTTTTTGTAAAATAGTTTCTATTTTTTTATTGAATATTGTTCCGTTTGTAATAATGTTTACTTCTACTTCGTCTGCATAACTTGTTTCACTAATGTTTTTTAAAATTTGTATAATATCTGGAACTATTAAAGATTCTCCGCCTAGCAATATTAATTTTTTAACAGTTTTTGAATTTATACTTTCAACGAATTCTTTTTTAGTTTTATCAGACCAATCAAAATCTTTTTGATCAAGTTGCTTTTCGATTCCGATTGCTTTATTTTCTATTAAAAGTTTTGCACTGTGTACACCGCTACACATAGCACATTTAAGATTACAAAGATTAGTAATTGCTATTTCATATTCTATTGGTTCGTCTAACTCGTATAAGTTTAAAATTTTTAAATATTTTTCGTAATTTGATTTTGCTAAAAATTTATATTCTTTATTACCAATAGTTCTATGACTTACTGCACTGTTGCTTTCGTTGTGCCAACATACAGAACACTCACTTGGTTTTTGGTCATTTAGGAGTGCCTGCTGTAATTCTTTTAGGTAATCGCTCTTCCAGTATTCTTTAACATTTGATGTTTTTAGATTAAAATATTTCTCTCCTTGGTATGTACTATGTTTCTTTTTTATTACACAACAAGGTTTAATATCACCAGTTTCATTTACAACGGCTGATACAAATGGTCTTATACAGAATGTACTATTTTTTTTTGGCATTTACTAATATTTCGTGTACGTCTTTCCAATTATTTACACGGATAATATCAGGGTGATTAAAATCTCTATTGTATGGATGGTCTATTATAATAGGCTTTAAACCGAATTTAAGACCTGCTAGTGCGTTTTTAGGTTTATCCTCTACCCAATATAGTCCAGTATTCTTAAAAATGGCTAATGCTGAATCTTTATCTGCTCCTGTATCAAGTATATGGTAATTTGTAAAGATATGGTCGCCAAATAATTCTCCTAATCTTTTCTTACGCAACAGTTGTGCTGGTATGTCTGATGTTTGAGATGTTATAGGTATAAATGTCCAACCTTCTGCGGCTAACAGTTTAACCCACGTTTGAGAACCTGGCATTGGAGGTTGATTTCCCATCCAAGCACTTTTATTAAATTCTCTTATTTCTTTTCTTACTTCAGTTTTAGTTAAGCCAAAACGATCAGCCATTTCGTATGTGTCTTGTTTATTGTCTAACAGTTTGTACGGATGTATTCTTTTTCCAACATATCCTTCTCCAACTTCAGTTTCAAAGTAAGAACGTTGTAACATCCATTCAGTAAAATGGTTCTCCCATTCTAGTAGGACTCCGTCTACGTCTACAAGTATTATTCTATTTGATGTCGGCATCTTCCATTCCTGCTACTCTCAGTTTAACAATGTTTGTGATTTGCCATTGTTTCTGATCTAAACCTTTAGTGATGCCTAACCATTGGTTTCGTATTAACGCAAAGTCATTTACAATTTTAGTCATGTCAACAACGTCTGTTTCACCGTCGACATACTTTTCTGCGTCTCTACTGCTTAATAGTTTGTTGTAGTTTTCTAAAAATTTTCTAAAAGTTTTAGATCTTAATCTTCTTAATTCTATGTTTAGGTATTCGAGTATTGCTTCGAGTTGTTGTAATTGACTAAATCTTTCTTCAACTATTCCAGGTAATGAAGCACTAGCTCTTTCTAGATTGCCATATATCTTGCATTGTTTTCTAGCCTCTAATAATTCTTTATCAAAATATGCCGTACAATCAGGTATTTTATCTAAGTTTCTGCTTACTTCGTTATACCAATTTATCATTCTTCTTCGCTATATCCGTCTTCATCTAGTTCCTCATCCTCGAACAAAGTACCGATTGCTTCTTCAAGTTTTGGATCGTATTCTGCAGACGCCTTTAATTCGTCTATTTCTACACCGATGTCTTCTAAACTTTTTATAAAATCAATAGCCATGTCCAATTTTTGTCTTTCAGGTACGTAATGTACGACGGAATTCCACAAACGTTCAACGTCTTCGTGTGTAAAATCTATCATATGTTATTCTTCCTCGTCTTTACTTGGTTCTGGTTTTTGTGTCTTTTTAGTTATCACTGGATCTTCTGGTTCATTTATTTTTGTTGTCGACTCTTTCCAGTCAGTCATTAACATATCTAATTTATCACCTGTCCATTGTTTTCTAAAATCTATATGTTCTTTACCTTTAGAATCAATGTATTTTAGTCTGTTTCCTTGCTGTACTAGTACACCTTTTTTCTCAAATAAGTCAACTAGTCCACTGTGAGGATCCATTCCTGTATCGTATGGAATTTTTACTTGCACAGATTCAAATGGTTTAGCATATCTTGTTTTCATAACTTTACAAGCCGCTCTAATACCTCTAACATCTGTAACTTTATTTCCCTTCTCATCTTCTTTTAATTTTAATTTTTTCATTGCAACTACAATACTTGATGCATATATAAAGCCTTGTCCACCTGATATTTTATCATCTGGGTCAAACATATCTTGTGATGCGTATGTATGATTAGTTGCTATAAGACCTACGTTCCAACTACCAAACATATTAACACAGTTTCTTACAAGTGCTGTTAAGGCTTTAGGTTTTCTACCTAAGTCACCTTTCATTTCACCTGCTTCAAACTGATTAACATCTGTTGGTGTTAGTAACATACCTAAACTATCTATAACAAATAGTACTTTAGGTGCACCTTCTTTGTCATCTGCGTGTTCATCTTTATAACCTTTCATAAAGTCTGAAACTGTTCTTGCTACGTCATCAACCATAGATAAACTTAATTTTAAAAGTTTTTTTTCTGATGTGTCTACTTTTAATGCTTGTAGCCAAATTTCGTCTAATGCGTTTTCTGTATCAATTAGTATAACAAATATACCTTGATCCTGTGCATTCTTTATAATGTTTCCTGCCGCTACATAAGATTTACCCGATCCAGATTCACCAGCAAGTACAGTTACTTTGCCTAGTGGAATTCCTCTATTAAAGTCACCAGTCATTAAATAATTTAATGCATAATTTCCTGTTGATATCCAATCTGTTGGATCACTAAATCCTATACCTAAACCTTGAATTGATTTGGTAATGCTTTTTCTAAATTTTGTTGCGTCAAATACTTTTGTCATAATTTATATCCTTGTAATCTATATTAGCATACTAAGGCCCTAACGTCAATACAATTAGGGCCTTGGTAAATTGTCAGATTATTTTGCTTGTCTTGATCTAATCAACTTCAAGATGTCTTCTGCTCTCTTGGCACTATCACCTGCAGGAGCCGCCGTAGCCGCCGCTGTTGGTTGTGGTGCTGGTGCAGATTCAGTAACTGGTGCCGCCGCTTGGGCAGTTACAGTTGCTGATGCAGACGCTTTTGGTACAGACACTTGTGATTTCTGGTAAGCCATACCAGCGGGTCTAAAGTATTGTCCATACTGTTCAAGATCGTATGCTTCACCGTCTACAGATTTTTCAAATAATTCTTTGATTATTTTAACTTCTGCATCTGATGGTTCTTTTGGCCTAAAGTCATTTAGGTTATGTAAACCATGTGAATTGATTGCGGCTCTTTCCGTTTCGTCTAGAGCACGTTCTCTTCTTGACCATTTTGATGTTGAGTAATCAGCATAACCACCTTTGGTAGTTTTGTTAATTCTAAAGTCAACACCTTTTACATAATCAGTTGGCATTTCTTCCATCTCTGGATCCATCAATGCACTTCTAATGATGTTAAAAATTTGAGGGCCAATTATAAATCTTCTAATTGGATTCTCTGGTGTTGTATCTTCGTTTAATGGATTTGTTGTAACAAAACCTTGGAAAATGTAACTTTTCTTTTTCCAATATTTTCTGCCCATGTCTTCCATGCTTTTATCTTTAAACCATGGTCTAACTTCCGTTAGTACTGGACAAGTTTTGCCATACATCTCCATACAAGGTACTTGTACTTGCACTGGTCTAGAATCAGTCTGACCTTTAATACCTGCAAAAGGTAGTTTGATCATATTTCTTTCAGTCCAGAAAAATGTATTTGCTGTATCCTTATCTGGTAAGAATCTAACAACTACTTCTGAGCCTTCTGATATATTCCAGTGTGGGTAGATGGCGTTGTCTCCGCCTGTTGAAGAACCGGAGCGATTCGATTCTTGGGATTTTAACTTCGCTCTTATTTCAGCCAATGATGCCATAATGTAAGCCTCCTTTATTTTGCCTGTGTTTGTTTTAATTTGCCTAAATGTATATTAG